GGAAACCCAGGAGTCTAATAGTAAATTATGGGAAGGTATGAGTTACTCTGCCTTCCTATACTAACATTAAGGAATTAAAATGACAACAAATATTACGTCAAAATTTATACAAGGAACTGGAGTAGCTGTTACTACACAAGGTGACACACGTATTTTAGCAATACATGCTTACTCAACAGTTAATGGTACTATTGATATTGAAGACTCTAAAGGAAGTAAAATTAAGTTTCAAGTTCCGGCAAGTGGGCAAGCAGATATTTATATAGGAGAACTTGGTATTAGATGTAGAGGAACAGTAAGTGTTTCTACACCTGGTGCTAATGGTGGTATAACTTTAATAGTAGGATAATACATGCCCTCGTATTCGTTTTTAAAAACAGATTTAATAAATACTACAGAGAATGATTCTAATGAATATGAATCACAAATATCTAATATTGTAGAAAGAGCTGAAAGTAGATTAATGAAAGAACTAGATGATTTTGGTTTAGATAATTATTCTAGTTTTAGTTTTACTGCAGGAGACCCTATAGTAACAGTACCAGAAGGTACATTAGTAGTTAGAAATGTAAACTATAAAACAAGTGCTTCATCTAATATAACACCATTATTACAACGAACATACGAATATGCAATAGATTATTTTCCTCATGCAAGTGCATCAACAGGAACACCAAGATACTATTCAAGAAAAAATAACACAGAAATTTATGTAGTACCTACACCAGCTTCAGCATTGACTGGTGAGATACAAACTACAAAAAGACCTTTAGCATTATCTAGTGCTACAGGAACAAGTGCTACCACATCAAACTATTTTAGCGAGTTTTGTTATAATGCTTTATTTGATGCATGTATGGTAGAGTCAATGATATTCATGAAGAACTTTTCTTTAGTTCCTACAATGGAACAAAAGTTTCAAGGTTCTATTAACTCATTAAGAAATCAAGCTAGAAGAACTAGAAGAGATGATATGCAAAGTCCTGCTAATCCATTAGGTGGTCCAACACCAGTAGTTAAAGGTTCAGACTAATGAGTATTAGTAGAAGTAATATAAACTTACAAGTAACAAGAGGCAATAATATGAAAAATTTAAAAGATGTACCTGCAGGTAATAAAGGTATAGGTTTAAGCAAGCTACCTACAGGAGTAAGAAATAACATGGGATTTAAAAAACAAGGTGGTAAGGTTAACAAAGGGGCTTTTGTTGCAGGTGCTATAGGAGCTGGTTTAGGAATGAAAGCTATTAAAAATAAATCAAAAGTTAAACCACCAAAAGGAGAAGTTGTAAAAGGTAATACTGATTCATTAACTGGTAAAATTGTACCTCCAAAAAAATCAGTTAAAGAAAAAAAAGTTATTAAAAGAAAAGGTGGAGGCATGGCCTATCAGTTATATGGTGGTAAAGTTTCTAATAATGGTAATCAGTTTGTACAATCTTTTTATGATAAAGGAAATTAATTATGGCTGATAAAAAATCAAAAGATGCAAGAAAAAATATTGTAAAATCAAAACAAGGAGCTCCTAATTTTGAACAATCATTTAAAGAATATAAAAAAAAATTTTATGATATAAATGTTATGCATGAAGAAAAGCCTCAAGAAAGTAAAGAAGAATTAAAAAAAAGATTTGGAAAAAAATTTGGTGGAACAGGAACTTTATTACCAATAAGACATGTAATTCGTAGAATTGCATTAAAAGGTGCACCAGATAATAAAGTATTATCTAAAAAAGAATTTAGAAAAGAATTTAATAAACAAATAGGTGAGAAGCAGCCTTTTAAAAGAGGTGGATTAATTAAAAAATCTACAGGTGGAAGTATAGGTAATAAACTTGTTGCTTCTTTATATAAGGATTAAATAATGGATAATATTGATAATGATAAAATTAAACAACAAATTGAAGAAGAACTTTATGAGGATGGTTTAAGAGGTAAAAAACTTCAGAGAGCTGTAGATGAAAGGTTTTTCCAAGAAGTAAAAGTTAAGCCAAAATCACGCATGCAAGTGGCTGATAAAAAATCATATAATAATTTAATAAAAAAAGAATTACAAAAACAACAAGAAAAAAATAAAAAAAATAAAAATAAAAAAAATATAAAAATAAAAACAATAAAAGCTAAACAAGGTGGCAGCATAGGTAATAAATTTGTTGCTTCAATTTATGGAGGATGTAACTAATGGGACAATTTGTAGGTAAAACAATTATAGAAGGTGGCCAAGGCAGAACCGGAAAGAAATATGATTTAAATAATATTGTAGGTAGACCAACCGGACAAGGTTATGGTGCAGCTAGAAAAGGACCTCAAGTACAAGGTACTATTGAAGCTCAAGTAAAAGAAGAATCTATAAAGTATGCATCACAAAAATAATGCCTAAGAAAAAAAAGATTAAAGGCAAAGGCATGAAGGGCATGTCAATTAAGAGTGGAGATAAAAGACCTACCAAGTCAGGTGCAGGCATGACTGCTAAAGGTGTAGCTAAATATAGAAAAAATAATCCTGGTAGTAAATTAAAAACTGCTGTTACAGGTAATGTAAAGAAAGGCAGTAAGGATGCTAAAAGAAGAAAGAGTTTTTGTGCTAGGTCTGCAGGACAAATGAAGAAGTTTCCAAAGGCAGCTAAGAATCCTAACTCAAGATTAAGACAAGCAAGACGTAGATGGAAATGTTAGTTGTCTTATTTAATTAGTAACATACCACATTTTAAATGTTGGGTAAGAAAAGAGTTTACACATAACCATCTAGATTATCATGGTGAAGTATTACATGGAATTGCTTTTGCAGTTAATACAATACCAGATAGATGTTTAAGTTTTCAAGTAATGTTTACTGGAATAGAAGATGAACCTAATGTTCATGGTGGTGCAATGTGGGCACGTATGCCAATCACAGCATTAATAGCTGATGAGATATTAGAAGAGATACCAGAAAGAATGGATACTCATTTAGCACAGCCTTGGGATTGTTCATCAAGAACACATACTGTAGTTAAGCTAGATTTATTAACAGCTAGTCCTTGGATGTGTAAGATAGATAATGAATTTTATAAAGCTCGTTATATGTTTACAGTTGATTTTACTGATAGTGATATAAGTGATTGTCCAGCACAACATAAACAAAATCATGTAATGCAATTAATTGATGCTGGTAAATGGACAGGTAATATAGTATCATTACCTAATAATAGAGTTAGAGTAACAAGTCCTGCTTTATGGGTAACTGGAGAAGGACCTCCAGATTTTATACCAAGTCAACATATACATGCAGCAGAGATACATGATAGTTATACTGACCCAGAAATAACTTTTAATAATTTATATAAGGAAACTAAAAATGCCAATAACAATAAGAGAGATGACGGAAAAAGAAAAAAAAGAAAATGAAAAAAGATTTCCAAAGAAAAAAAATAAAAAAGAAGAAAAACAAACAGGAGGAAAAGTTATGGCAGGAATGAAAAGTAAATATGGAGCTAAGATGGGTGGTACACCTATGAAGTCTAAGTATGCAGCTAAAGCTGGTGGCTTAGTTAAAAAGAAAAATGGTGGTAGTACTGCTAAGATGATTCCAGGTATGGCTAGACGTAATCAAGCAAGAAGACCATAATGGCAAAGCTTTGTCCAAAAGGTAAAGCAGCAGCAAAAAGAAAGTTTGATGTATATCCATCAGCATATGCTAATATGTATGCATCAGCAGTATGTTCTGGTAAAGTAAAACCAGGAGGTAAGAAGAAAAAGAAAACTACTAAGAAGAAAAGAAAAACTACTCGTAGGAAAAAAAAGTGACGATAACATCTGAACTAATTAATACAGTACATAATATACCTTGGATTGACGGTATACTTTATATTATACTTGGTTTAGGTACTTATGCAATATATAAATGGATTAAGAACAGATGAGCTTACGTAAATGGGTAGGAGAAAAATGGGTTGATATAGGAGCACCAAAGAAGAATGGTAAGTTTCAACCTTGTGGTAGAAAAAAAGCTAAAGGTAGTAAAAGAAAATATCCTAAATGTGTACCATTAGCAAAAGCACAAAAGATGACTGCAGGGCAAAGGAAGTCTGCAGTTAAAAGAAAAAGAGCTAAAGCACAAGGTGTAGGTGGTAAACCAACATTTGTATCAACATTTAAGAAGAAGACAAAGAAAAAAACATAATCGTTTGGCTCGTAAGAGTTGGAAGTAGGGTAACTGAAGAAACGCACTAACTTTAATTAGGAGGTGTGTTATGACAAGACAACAAATGTATTGTTATTTAAAACAACAAAGGAAATTATGTCAAGAAAAAAAGGTAAAATTACTAAGCCAGACCCAGTAGTAGGCACAGGTAAAAAACCTAAAGGTTCTGGTAGAAGATTATACACAGACGAAAATCCAAAAGATACAGTATCTATAAAGTTTGCAACAGAAAAAGATGCAAGAGATACTGTAAATAAAGTAAAAAAAATTAGTAAACCTTTTGCTAGAAAAATACAGATATTAACTGTAGGAGAACAACGAGCTAGAGTTATGAATAAAAATAAGGTAGCTAGTATATTTAAAAAAGGTAAAGAGACTATTAGAAAACAACATAATAAAACAAAGATAGGCTAATGGCACAATCAGGAACATATAATTTTAATTTAGATATTGATGAAGTAATTCAAGAAGCAATGGAAATGATTGGTGCTGAAGAGACACTAGGTCATGAGCCAGCTTCTGCTAGACGTTCAATTAACTTAATGTTAAATGATTGGCAGAACAGAGGTGTTTTACTTTGGAATACAGATACAACAACAGTAACAGTTGCTGCTAATACAACAACATATGATTTAGCTTCATCAGCTATAGATGCTTTAGTAGTAACATTTCAACCAAACAGTACATCAGCAGAAACTAAACTAGAAAGAAAATCATTTGAAGAATATCATATTCTTCCAAATAAATTTCAAGCAGGTAGGCCTACACAATATACTGTTAAAAGAAATTTAGCTAATCCTAAAATATTTTTGTACCCTGTGCCAGATGCTACTGGTCTTCTACAGGTAGAACTTATTCGTCAAGTTCAAGATACAAATAAATCATTCAGCCAAAATGCAGATGCCCCAGTAAGATTTTTACCTTGTCTTACTGCAGGGCTTGCATATTATATGGGATTAAAAAGACCGGGCATACCTAGTGAAAGATTAACATTATTAAAAGCAAATTATGAAGAACTTCTTTTAAGAGCAATGGAAGAAGATAAAGAACGAGCAAGTATATTTTTTAAACCTAAATTAAGAATTGTTTAATGGCTACTGAAAAAAGAGCAATAGGTATGTGTGATGAATGTGGTTTTGTTTATCCACAAAGAGTGATGAGATTAAGTAGTTATAACACTTTACGTTGTCCTACTTGTTTTGATGGCCGATATGATTTACATAATCATCCACAAAATAAAGCTCCAAATGTTAGTGAAGACCCTGTAATTAGAAATGCTAGACCAGATGATGGTGGTAGAAATGCAATATGGAGTACAACAGGATTAACATGGGATGATGACACAACACAAATAGGTAGGGATTGGGATTCAATATGAGTACACTAACAGGAAGACTAATAAACAACACGTATAAGCAGTTACTTAAAGTAGCTACTTCTGC